ATCGGGGGGGTTCTCGAAAACTTAGCATTCAAACAACCGAAACCGGCAGTAGCTGAAGAGTGGATGGAGTTCGATATTCAATGGTGCTTTAATGATGTCTGGGGAGGTGATGGCAGGTACCAGGCGATCTATCAGCACTGGTGGGATACAGAAGCGGAAGAATGTGTTGATCTGGATTTTGTGTACGGCGAAACGGTGAAGGAACTTATAAATAATTTAGCAACCGTACTCGGCCGCAAGATTAAGAACGACGAGTGGTCATTAGGTTATGACGAGAGAAATGAAGAGAATTAAGTAAAGTCTGATTGAACCCTTCAACTTCGGTTGAGGGGTTCTTTCTTTTGGGGCTTCGCTGACTCGTTAACTTCCTTACATCGAGAGCAAGCCACCCGCCACGGAGCCGTCAACATGTAGGCGATCATCTTCCCGCAGTTACCGCAACGAACGTCAACCCGAGTAGCCCGCAAATGTTCCGGGACTGCCTCAATCTCGCCGTAAGCATCTTTTATGTGAGCACTCTTTGAGTCTGGTAGTTGCACGCAAACACCACCCGCTCCTGTCCGTCTCGCTCCAAATAGAACGGGGACTGAATGCCCTCGACTCGCAAATATTTTGTGCCCGATAAAGCCTCGTTATCAATCAGCGTTAATTTCTTGAAGCAGTCCTCAGCTAGTGAAGCTGCGTCAGCATACGAAGCGGCCCGAACTAGCAACTGTGCTCTCGGTTGAATGAATGCAGGGAGCGACGATCCGCCCATCGCTTCAATCGGCACAAGGCCACCAGTCTCAAATATGGCGACACAAGTTGACGGCGTGTCAGGGAGCCGCCCCAAAAATAAGTTCGTGCCAAGAACTAGCGAAGTGTCCGTAACGTTCGCCACGAGGTAAGCACCGATATCAGGAAGGAAAGCCATCAGAAAAACCTGCTCGCATTTTTGATTCGCTCAATCAACGGATACGGCCAGCGTGCTGTTTCTTTCAGGAATGGTTCTTCCAAATATTTGGCTTGCCCGCCTCCGGGATGTTTCAAGTCTGTGCGCTCATGCTGCACAAGTGCGTAAGGTGCGGACGGCCCACCGTACGAAATCGTCACGTTTGGCCTGTTCGTAAACATGCCTTTAGGGGTCACCGATTGAGTTGCCCGCAAAATTCCTTCGTCTACCGGCACGAGTTCATCAGCTTCGTTAGCTACGTCTTGCGCCGATTGCATCATCGCCATCGATAACGCTTGCTTGGCGTCTTTACCCAAGGCTTCTAGCTGCTGATTAAGTTCCTTCATGCCCTTAACACTTACACCCTGATTCATGATCAGCCCCTCTTCGATTTAGTGCCAACATAAATTACCTGAGCGACCTGCCCTAACGGATCTCGTTTCGTGTTAACTCGAACGATTGGGCGAGTCTCAGAAATCGGTGCAGGTAAAGTTACTTGACTAGTGATCGCGATCGCTATCGTTGCATCAGGAACGTAACAAATATAGTCCACATCAATCAGGTTCTCTTCAGCGTCCCGTCGCGCTTCATCAACCCTAATGATATAAGCATCGTACGAAACGTTCGCTCCGCTGTATGTGCGTTCCCCATAGCTGTTCACCGTAGAAGTAGTCCGCACCTGGATGCTGTCCGGCGTCATGTTTACTTTTAGGTCGGTCATAAACGTTTGAGACGGTGCAGCCATTTCGGTTCCTAATTATTGGAGATAACGTCGGTAGCTCCGCCACGCTTGTTAGTCCACTGCCCACGAGAGAAATACGGATGAACGATATTCGAATTGTCTTCGTCAACCTGTTTCCCTGAAACTGTGATACCGCCAGCGTAAGGAGTCGGCACATTTCCCTCGCGACTCGCTTGAGCATAAAGCAGCTTCGCCTGTTCTCTTGCGTTCGTCGCCTTCTGATGCATATCGACTTTAAGATCGCCCACGGTTTGATCTGCGAGCCGACTGAACTTCGAAGCTATCGCTATCATGCAACGGTAGGCGACCTCGTAGAGCGCCGTTGTGGCTGTGTTCGAACCGGTGACCTGATTATTGGTCCAGCTAATTTCTTCGTTATCGAGTAGCTGATCGTTCGTGTCTGTGTCGCCAACCAAAAACCGGATCGCATCGATCGCCGAATCTGCGGGGTCTCCGCTATAGGACCAAGCCATCAGCCGTAAAATACCGAACCGGTGTGCGTTCCCGCACCCGTCAAAGCGATATAGATCCCGGTGTTGCAACTGATGCCGCCTGCGATTCTGTAGTTCGCAGATTCTCCGGCCGCCAACGTGACTTGATAAAGCAAATCACCAGGACCAACAGCCGAAGCGCTATCGTGAATCTTTATTGTCTTCGCACCTGTAGAAGTGAAACAGCCACCGAAGAAGATTCCGTCGCCAGTAACAATCGTTTTCGATGCGTTGGCAACTGGTTCAACAGTCGCAGCGTACGGAGGAGGTATTGCGCCCATATTTTTTCCTTAGTTCCAGTGGGCTAGTATTGTGCCCTGTTGTGTTCCGCTGCTTACTGCTGTGACCTCTACATATAACCCGTTAGCGCATGAGACACCGCTGCCATAATTCATGTTCACAGCGTCGCCCGTAAGTATCGTCTCTTGCATCACTAGCGTTCCAGTGTTATCGGTGCCATCGAAAGCTTTAACGATAACTGACGTTCCGGCCCCACTGTCACAAGTAGCGCAGACGCCCATAAAAAGAGCGTTCTTGTTAGTCACAAGCTTCGACACAGTGAAAGAGCTACGGCTTGCTGGGAATGGTTGAACTATTCGTGCCATCTAATCGTTCCAGTGGGCCAAAATTGTGCCCGATTGATTTCCTGCGCCGTTCTCGACGACTTCGACAAACAGCCCATTGGGGCATGAAACGCCGCCGCCGTAATTAACGTTGTCTGTGCTTCCTTCTGCCAAAGCTTGCTGATACACCAAAGTCCCCGTGTTGTCTGTCCCATCGAATGCTTTCACAATGATCGAACCGGTACCACCAAGCTCGCTCGTGTCCAGCACGCCCTCTGTAGCGCTATCTAAGGTGAAACCTCCGGTGCCGCAAGTGAACACCCCGCCCATAAACAACGCGTTCTTAGAAGTAACTACAACGCTGTCAGTGAACTGTCGCCTACTAGCTGGATAAGGCGGAACAATTCGGGCCATTTCAAATCCTCAAAAAATAGACAGGGGCCGAGTCGAGAGAGAACGACCCGACCCCTGTCAGCGTGTGCATGTGTTGGTGGAACTTAGCTGGTTACGTTGCTCAAGAAATAGCCGAGAGCGGATGAAACAATCTTGGTATCCCAAGCTGCTTCGATTTCAATACGATCAGCTTTTTCTGCTTCTAAACGGAAGCGGCTGATAGCGGAAGACGTACCCATTCCTGAGCTAACACCATTCCATACCATTGTGTAACCTGCTGAAGGTTGCATAAGGCCTGGATTGTCTGGTGTGTAGCAAAGTAGGACATCTTTGTCACCGATTTGGCTGTATGAAGCGGTTGCCCCATTAGCTGCGGTGTTGTAGGTGCCAGCCATTATTAGAACACGATCAACATTGAACAGTCGAGCTAAAAGATCTTCGCTCACTGATTCAACTGAGGTGTACTTAATGCGGTCCACGATGTCTGCATTGTCCATCAAAGCGGAGAAGACTTTGTAGCTCATGATTACGGTATTTGGCACGTAGCCAGTTGCCGTAAGAACTGCGTTCTTCCCAGTTTCGATATTCGCAATAGGTGTGGAGTTTGCAGCATCCCAAAGAACAGCAGGGGTTGAATCTGTTCCCCAAATGCCAGTGTTGAATGCGGCAGAAGCCCACTCTACTTCTTGACGGATCAGCATTTGCTGAGTCAAGAAACGAGTAGCGTCCATGTCCATATCTAGCGGATCATCAGCGTTAGCTCTTGTCTGATCGCCGATGTCTTTATGCAAGGCGTAAACCTCAGCCGAATATGAAGCGGTACTCAATGAGTAACCGGTTCCAGCGGACTGGGTTCCGTCTGCACGTCGTTGAACCTGATCTCGGAAGAAATCAGCCTGGTCATACACAAAGTATTTGTCGGTCTGTTTTTGGACCTGTACTTGTGGGAATGCTCTCGATGCGACGAAAGCGTAAGCTTCCTGCATGTAAGCGACACTCATGTTGGTGAGAATCGCGTCTACATGTACATCGAATGATGTTGGGTTAGGCATTTTTCAATCCTTCCTAAGCTGCTCGGCCTGCACCGGCACAGTTGATAAGTGCAGTGAAAGTTTCGTTGGCCGATGCTCCACCGATAGCGGTACCAACCAAATATACGGTGGTATCGGTTCCGGCGGCAATCGAGTCGGCTTGCCCGTCAGCGGAAGTCCCGAGAGATGCTCCTACTGCTATGGTTCCATCAGCGGATACTTCAGACACGCCGAAAGGTCGGACGATTGCTTGCTGTCCGGCTTCTGGGTTGTTCTGAAGTACGCCGATTGGCTTGTCCGTGATAGCTGCACAAACAGTAACCTGAGTCGCTGAGTGCATCTTCACGAAATAATATTGTTTCGCCGACAAATCAGCGTACGCAGTGAGCGTGCCGATGTCGTTAGCGGACGTAAAATCATATGCGGACATTTATGCGCCCTTCTTTTCTGCTAAGTACTCGGCATAAAGTTTTGGCTCTCGCTGTGCGACATCTGAGACGCCTTTAGCGATTGTTGTACTTTGTCCGCTTTCGACTAAGGCTTGAGCCTTCGCCATGATTTGACCGAAGGCATCTTCAGCAACTTCGCCGCCGTCGCTACCGAGTTCGGTGAATACACCGGCTTCGGAAAGGGCAACGCTTGAAGCGCTGAGAATTTCTTCGATGGTCTTTGCGACCTCTGAATCGGCAGCACGAAGTTGCACAAGAACTTTCGCAAATTCGATCGGGTTAAGTCCTGGCAAAATCGCCCACTGATGGGCAGATGTTGCAGCCTTTTCTAGCTCTCGTTCAAGAACGAGTGCCTTATTGGCTTCAGTGACTAACGCAATCTCTTTACGAAGATCCGTGAGTTCCTTCGCCACCAGATCGGGGCCGTCAACAGATGCGGCAACTTCAGTTACTTCCACGGTGGGAAGCACTTCTGCTACTTCTTCTATTACTTCCTCGACCTCTGGAGTGGCTTGAAGTTCCACAATATTCTCCTGAAGTTTGTCGGTTTCGATTATCTGATCTAGAGACACATCCAATCCGTCATCTGACTTCATGACCATCCAGCCTTCATGGAGGTGGGCCGGGTGGTCCACTCCTGAAGTCTCTTTGATAGTTAGTTCGGTCAACTTAACGGAATTAGGCATAAGTCTCCTAACGCAGACACAGCCGATGCTAATCGGCGTTTGAGGGGTCTGTCACGCACGTTAAAAAAGAATTGTCAATATTTTTAATTATTT